CCGGCTGGTGCGAACCAGACCTGCGTCTTACGCTGGGAACTCGAAAGGGTTCCGAGAGCGGGGATAGAGGGCGGAAGCCAAACGAAGGCTCCGTTCAGGACGTCGCGTCCACGAACCCATGGGTAGTAGGCGCAACCGTAGGAACTATTGAGTCCCCGTGAGCGCATAGCATTAACCGTGGCAGTGATCTCCGAAGAGGTATTCTGACGACGGGTTGCTGACGATGCATTGGACTCCGCACGTGGGACGAATCCCTCAGCAAGGTCGATGATAGCCAGAGCGTCGGCACGATCTTCACACATATTAACCAAATTCGTGGTTAATCCTTCATTGCGAAGACCCGGGATCGTTGCGAGATTCATCTCGATAACCTCGGGGTCCGAAATTGCGTCAATGGTGCGTCGGTAGGTATTAAACACATAACTGGTTTGATCCGTCGCGGTGCTAGGGATAACGCGGGCTGCGCTATTGAAGGGATCCATCTCTGCGATGTTAACACCATCAAAGCCGCCATAAAGCGGAACACTAAAGCGGTCGAAGCCTGCATCGAGGACACCACTCACCGCGCCGTCGGCACGAGTAAGGGAGCCACCAGAGTAGCCGCCGATTGCAGCGTTGTGCGAGCCACTGACCCACACACCACTACCAGAAACGTCATCGAGGGTGAACTCCAGGGAGCGTTCGGTCTTAGTACCAGAGGATGCAGCGAACATATTGCCCACTATTCCGCCACGTGGACGAAGCAAGTCAATTGTAGACTTGTCAAACACAGTACTGCCAGCCGACTGAGCCGTCTGGAAGCCGAAGTAAGCATCTGTCTTGTTGCTTAAGTTTCCGTCAGATGCGCTAACACGCAGTTCGGGTGTGGGGTAGAGTGCCTTGATGCCGATAGTGTTAGTGACATTCCATACAGCTCCGTTTAATACGGAATACATCGCAAATAGGGACCCAGAAGTCCACTGTCCAGTTACCGCACGAGTAGCAGGGAAATCAGCGGCGACCATCGAGCCAGTAGCCCAGTTGCCATCACCAGACGAAGCATTCGTAAGTTCTTCATCGTCATACTTGACGATTCCACGATAACCGAAGGGGAGGAGTGACGGGTTCATCATTCCAGCATCAACGTTGGAGTCCATAGCAACTCGGATATAAGCAGAGTTGTTTACCCAATCGCCCTTCTGAACATAGCGGCGCTCGGATTCACTCCAGCTAGTATACTGATCGCCAACCTTACGAGCAACGTAATTAAGAGAATCAGGGTTAAGATCGCAATTATCAAACTGCTCGATAACACGCACAGTGTTGTCAGAGTCGCTTAGTTGTCTCACAACCACCGAGAAGGTGCCATAACGATACGCATTTGTAGGTGCGCGTTGGATATCCTGAATCGAAACCTTAATATTGCGGTTTGTCCAGTCACCAGGCTCTTGGAGGGCATGAATTGCAAAGAGGCTCTCAGGACCATCTGTCGGAGATAGACGACAAGAGATAATCGAGGGGCTCTGCGCGGACTGTGCTGAGTTGCCAGCAAAATCCGAACCCTTCACCGTTCCGCCGGTGCCGCCCTGAATCTTAACTATTGATCCCAGCGTACGCCCGGTCGCCGATGCAGCAATCAGGGTCGATGTGACATTCGCCTTCATGTGGCGATCAAAAGTCTCGCCTAGGAAATACTGGAGTGCCGTACCGGGGGATGCCACTGCTGCATTTGTTCGCTGGGGGTTAGTATTAAAGACCTTGCGAATGTAACGAGAGTCGCCTTCCGTGAAGTTAGCCGTGAAAGTGCTATTGGCGTCGTCGCTGCCGCTAGCGTTCGTGATCTGAATTTTGAATTCAAAATCGGTACCAGTGTCCGCGAGGACGATGTGGCTACCTGTAAAGGAGGGGGCTCCAATACCGAGCTCGGCGACTCCATCGGTCGATGAAGAAACTACTGCTGCGCCCGAGAGGGCAACCTCAGTTCCGCTATTGCAGTACCATATCGCGGCTAAAGCGCCAGTAAGCTCATTGGTGCCCGAAGTGTCATGGAAAACATAGAGTCCGTATGCGTTGGTCTTTTCCCAACCGGCTTCGCCGATGGATCCAGCAGAGGGACCACCGTCAGCAGTGGTCTGTGCTCCCAAAAGACGAATGTAGGTGAGGGGAGAGCTATTCTTAAGATACGCTTGGGCTGCATAGGCGCCATACGTGGGCGCACTCTTGTCAGTGCCTTCGCGCCAAACATCGTCGCCGGCGCCACCGGGAGCCGGGGTTCCAAAAACGCTAACAAACTCTTCAAAAGAGCTAACAGTTACAGGACGCAACGAGGGTCCCTTTTCTGCGCGCCCGATAACTACGGGGCCGATGCCCGCGGGGGAAGCCGGGATTTGAGAATTGTCAATCTCATTAACGAAAACTCCCGGGGATACGAATCTATACTTTTTAACTGACATTATTGATATTCTCCTACATTGTGAAAATGTTCAAAGTAAATAGTGTTAAAGACGGGCAATGGTATTATTCTCTATAAATTCCATCTTTAATAGTCCGGGGGATATCTCCCAAGACGCTGGTTTCTCTTCCAAACTTAAATTCCACCGCATTTTCGCGGCGCACTATCTTGGGGCGCTCCTGATTCTCGCCTTCGCCAACAAGATAGCCAAGCACTTCGATTTTGACAGTTGTTTCATAGTTTCTCTGCTCCATCCCAAGCGCTGCCTTGTTAGATTTATTAGCAAAGCCTCCATCAATGAACACTTCATAAAAGTGACCTTCATTGCTGATGCGCCGGGGCATTCGAGTATTGCCCGCAATCGTGAAAAAAGGACTAATAAGCTGATTCAGTTGCTGTTGATATTCCGTACGAAGATAAACTTCATATTCAACTTTTATCCACACAGGAAGAGGAATAGTAATAGTTTCATAGACTGTCTTTGCTGTCGTTTGGTTGCGCTTGTTGCTATTTTGCATTTTCGCCACAACGTTCTTGTTTGTTCCATATGTCCTCGCTGCCTGTGCATTTTGGAACTCTGCTGTTTTCTTTGGATTAATCTGACGGGCTACTGTAATGCTTCCTCCTTTAGCATCATTGGTCGGAGGAATATTAGCCCAAATGGATCCTCTAAAGTTTGGCTCTTTAGTCACGGATGCCCGGTTAACGCTAATAAGCGGCAAAACGAGGGTCTCTTCCGTGTCCCGAATCTCTTTATTGTGTTTAATTTGGTAAGCACGCTCGGCCGAAACCCAAATGACCGGGACTTTTTTAAATCCTTCATTGGTGGTGACCGACAAGTTCAATTCTTCATCAACAAATTTCAACATTGCACCATCAATAGTCTCCAACCCAGAAGGCTGGAACTCTATCTCTTGTAGCTTCAGTGCCACCTCGGCGTCACCGACGTATTCATACTCATTCGCCTTCGCATTTCGGATTTGAGCTTCTGTTCGTTTGCTACGCGTCATCTATTTATCCCACAAAAATTCCGAAAGGAATGTTTTCCATAACTTTCTTAGTAGAATCTTGAATCCCGGCATCTGTCGAGGCCAAGTTAGCATAAGTCGTTTCTTCAAGGAGGGTCTTAAGCTCATCACGTAAATTATCTTGCTCCGTTCGTGCTTGGGACAGGAGTTCTGAGTGATTTAAGGTTACCGACTCACCTGGAATCGGCACAGTGGAAAATTTACCTCGAATCTGTCCCAACATTTCTTTTGCCAACGCTAAAGCAAAGCGTCGTATCCACTGTTTTCCAATAGAGTTGATATTACCATAGGGAATGTTCTGAAACGGGAGGGTGTTCATGTTGTTAATTCCCTCAGTTCCTGTTGCGCCGCGGGTTCCGTCCTCCCATGGCTCCAACTCTCCTTCAATGGTGAAGTGAATCCAGTATTTGCGTGGGCTTGTCTCCATGGGCTTAGGATAGAGTCTCAGCCAATTGTCTTTTATTTCATATGAATAGTGAGATACCCGCGTATAGAGGGCGTCCTCATAAGCCATAGCCTGAAGTTTGTTCTGCCACGTTGGAACGATCTCAAAAGTCGAGTCATCAGCGTACTGACCATACGTTCTCATGTTGCCGACCACCGAAAATCCGCCGTAGTAACCATAAAACCTCCACATTGCGCGGGGCGTCTTAAAAAATACCTTACGAATATTGATTCTTTTATTTAATACCTTACCATAATAAGGAAGAGTAGTATCAGTAGCTGAAGATGCAGATAGAAGGGTCTGAATATCATAATCCTGTTGATTTGCGACACGATCTATAGATGCAGAATATATAGGAACTGTACCACCGAAGCCAGCTTCTGTCGCAAGTCCTTCGGTAACTCGACGCATATATCCATAATCAAACTTTGGATAACGAAGAGCAATTTCTGACCCGGACAGAGCGTGTCCGCTTACAATTTGTCCATCCTGGTCAAAAGAAGCTGTTGTAGCACCCAATAAGTCAGAAAGAGAGTTTTTGGTTTGATGAAGATTAATAAGATATGAATATTCTAGAACCGCTTCTTCATAGGCTGCATATACATTACCCTCAGTCAGCTCAATGTCGAGGACATCGCCGCCGAGCTTCTTATAAGTGTAGGCAACCTGATCAGAGGCGCCCGATAAAAAGGCAGCGCTGGAATAAATCCCGAAAGGTAGGGTGGCTGCTACATTTGTAGTTGAACCCGTGACCGGTAAAATATTAGTATTTGTTGTGGATGCGGGATTTAATTTTGGAATGGCCATTCAGTGTTCCTCTATTAGTACATTACTAAATAGAAAGCCCCGCCTCAAAAGAGACGGGGCTTTAACTATTTTGACCTTACGTCGAGTACGACTAGCTGTCCATACCTCTGACGATGACCAGTCCATACATATCTGGACGAACCATCTTCTTGGCATACCGAGTCATCACGCCCTTGCGAGGCACGAAGTCTTCGGTGCCGAAGATCGTCGGTGTGGTCTGCAGCGGCACATACGGCGCATACACATAGCCACTCTCAAGGAAGCTACTTCCACGACGACCCACCAAAAGGAGGTTGCGGGGGAAGTAAGGATCGACGATAACGTCGAACTTCTTCGAAAGAGAGCCGACCTTGACAGAACCAATGTCACCACGGTCACTATCTGCAGTCACGTTCGCACGGAAACCAGCAGTGAACTCAAGGATGTTGGCAACTTCAGGTGCGCACACCACGAAGTTAGCAGCACCACGCAGAGTCTTGCGATGGATCTGTGCAGAGACGTCGTTGATTGTCTCAACGAGAGTCTCGTACCACTCACTCACGTTACCCGTGAAGTCCTGCGTAACTGCAGAAACCGCACCGGTGTCACGAACCAGGAACTGTCCTGGGTGTCGCGACCAGTAACGAACACCAGCCTTGGCGTCAACCACGAGGTCCTCAAGGATCTCCTGATCGATTTCAAGAGCGATCTGCTCAGACAGAATCTGAGTCAGCTCGACTTCGGCATCAAGGTTGTGGTAAGCGTTAAGATCCTGTCCTAACTCTGGGGTCCACTTAGCCTTGAGCTTCTTGGTGATAGCCGTGACAGCCACGGAATCGACCTTGATGTCGATTTCGGGGATGTTCTGGTTAGCTTCGAGAGCCCATGGGATCTCGCCTTCAACCGAACCGAGCGATCCGCCGGCGACAAAGTTGTCAGCCAAAGGAATCTGCCAAGTGTAGGCATCAAGGGCGGTCGCAACCTGGATCGCGGAACCAGTACCAACAAACACAACGCGAACAGTATTCTCGTCAACAGTGTCGGGGTTCTTGGCCGAGCGACTCAGCTGGCTGAGGCGTCGGATCAAAGTACCAGCGCCAGCCTGGGCACCAGCAGCTGCCACATTAGTGATGGCAACCAAGTTCTGCTGATTGAAGAAATCAGTAGCAACATTGATACCCAGCTCTGCAATGGCGAACGAAGAACCAGACGTTAAATCCGGATCCATTCGCAGGATCTGGTTAACGGCAGCAATCGTTGGGCACGAACCGGTTAAGCCACTACGTGACCCGGCTGCACCTGGAACGGCTGAGACATTTGTAATCAGTCCGCCAGCACCAAGAGTACCGGAAGCGATCAGAGTACTATCACTAGCAGCAAGGGAACCTGTCGGAGACGAGTAACCGTTGCGCAAGTCATATGCACCAGCACCAGCAGTGCCATCATTACCGGCGAGGTTTACACCACCGGTGATTTCAGCACCAACCTTGCCACCACCGTAGACGGAAGTGCCGTAGCCGTAGCCGAATCGATCGGCAGTGCTCCCGAGCGTACCCGCAAAGGTAAAGTCGAGGAAGAAGATGAGACCCGAAGGTAAGCTCATCGGCTGAACGCTAACGAGATCGTTGGCGATCAAGGCACCGAAAACTCGGCGCACAAGTGGGAATGCAACAGCTGCAAAACCCTGGACATCACCAGCAGACATGCTGGATGCCTCACGGAGAAGCTCTTTCGCCTGATTTTCAAGCAAACGAGCCATCCCGTTTCGAGAAACGTCGTTGTCGATTCCCTCAAGAAGTCCGGTCTGTTCCCACTTACTAATAAGTGCAGCACCCTCCTTCGAGAGATCACGATTAACGATGCCCTCTGTTAATTTTTCTACTAAAGACATTTTAAAACCTCCTATAATTGTTATTGAATGTCACTTCGTTAAACCTGCTAAACGCAGCATTCGACCCAAATTTGGATCTTTTGTTGCCGTATTGCTTTTCTTAGAATTTAGCAAAAGCGAGGTAGGCTTCTGAACCGCTTCACGAAGTGTTTGTGGTCTTGTTCTCTGATCAAGAGTGGACCCCACTGCGTTTTGAATTGTTACAAAAATCATACTTGCTTCTTCAACAGAATTGGCAGATTGAACAGCGTCGACAATTTGATTTTTCTGTCGCTCATTCAAGGAGGAGCTGTTTAATGCCTTGTTTTGATAAACAAGCTTGGCATTTTCCAAGTTCAGCTTCATAAGCTGACTCTTGGCTTCTATCACGAGAGCACGAAGCTCTCGATTAGAGTTTGTAAGTCCGGCGACTTTCGCCTCGAACAAACCCGCATCCGACACAACGTCAGGTGCGGTTGATACTTCTTCGATTTCCTCTTCCTCTTCAAGGTGGGCAGCCTGAGCTGCTCCCATGGCATCATTATTCGCCTGCTCGATACTACTATCGGCAGAGTTTATAGATGCCCATCCTTGTGGGCGCGGAGTCATATCGACTACTAATTCTTCAATAAGATCGGAAAGCATTTCTTCACTGATAGCAAGTTCAGCGTCGTCATCTTCTACATCAGATGCAATTGCAGAAGTTCTGGCGCTAGCGTTTGCGTCTTGCGTCATATAGTCTTCGCCAGGAGCAGCCTCTTCTAGAGCAATATCATCGGCCAGGGAAGTGGCATCTGTAAAGGCGTCGCCTTCGACAGCTTCGTCTTCTTCCTCAAGTCGCTGTTTGATGGCATCAAAATCGATTTCAATTATTTCTTCTGGTGACGGCTGTCCGAGTTCTTCATTCTGAAAAGCATAAGGGACCTCATCGATAAATTCGGTAAGTTCTGGATCGGCTTCTGTGTCCTCTTCAAGTCCGAGCTCATCTTGTTCCAGCAAAGTATCTAAGGCTTTTTTAACATCCCCCGAATACTTCTCCAATACAGCATTTTCCGCGTTTTTAAGTGCGGCTTCCTTGAGGGCTTTAGCGTCTACAATCGCTTCTTCTAATAGTGAAGACATAGAATTAACTCCAGTTCTGATAACTTATCACAAATAAATAGTTCCTAAGATCAGGAAATGACTCCAGGATCTTATTTTGGTGGGGGAAACCCGTACACTAGTACGTTCCGATACTCTCCGGTAATGCAATTGCCTTGATAATTAAATTACAATATGGCCCCGACCATCGGAAGGTGGCTGCATCTCCGATATTGTAAATAGCACCACCAAGATAGAAACTATAAGACGTCCCAGGAGTTAAACCAGTGAGGGTCCATTCTACAACATGCTGCTGGATGTCTGTTTCATCAGCGAGGCATATAATCTTCCTCGATTCATAGACACTAGTGCCATCGAGTGGATCTGCATAGGTAGTCCAGCTGCTTCCATTTGTAGAAAGTGCCATAACTGCATAATCGCCCGAGTTAACATCCACAACTATCTGTGCCGTGAGGAGCACGTTTCCACCCGGAGGTGCTGTAAAAGTAACAAATGACTTGCTGCTGCCACTGACGAGATAAGTCGGTGTCTGGCTGCTGACTGCCTGTTGAATCTGTCCGCCGTTACCTGAAGCTCCCACAAAATAGCCCAGGACAGCGCCCGGAATGTCAGCGGTCGGTGCAGTTATCTTCGCGCTGGCCGACACCGTTGTAGCGTGAACTCCACCATTTGCCACCACAGGACTAGATGATGTAACGCCAACCAAGGTGCCCACACTTGTGAGTGAGGATGCAAGAACTGATGTCCCCAGATCGGTCTGTGTAAGTACACGCGAGGTGTTAACGTAGATCGCAGTCGAGGAGGCTCCGTCGTAGCCTAGTGTCAGATCCCCAGAGCCCGTGATGTTTCTGCCGGCAATGAGATCACCGGAAGAAGAAACATGCCCTGTGGACTTGACGCCGGCGTTAGCTACTATGGGACTAGATGATGTAACACCAACCAAGGTGCCGACACTTGTCAGCGAGGATGCAAGAACTGATGTCCCGAGAGTGGTCTTGGTTAGAACATTAGTCCCTCCGATCGCGAGGGAGCCGGCTCCTCCTAAATACGCACGACCCGAAGCTGACAACTCTGTGGCTTTAATGCCACCATTGGCTACTATGGGACTAGAGGATGTGACACCAACAAGGGTGCCCACACTAGTCAGAGACGAGTTAACGACGGTGGAACCAAGGGTTGTCTTTGTTAGAACATTAGCTGTAGAGTCAAGATCTAAAGCAAGGAATCGACCATCTGCCGAACTAGACACAGCGCCAGTTACGGCTAAGGTTGACGCGAAACGAGCAGCGCCTCCGATCTTCAACGGACCAGAGCCCGAGAGTTCACCGCCGGAAGTATCAAAATTAAGTTTGGCTGAACCGGACGACAACGAAGCCGGTCCACTGCTGACACCGATCAGCTGGGAACCGTCGCCATAGATGATGGAACCAGAGATTGCGCCGGCAACCTTCAATGCAGAGCCAGTCAGCCCAGCCGAAGCTGAAATGAGTCCTATAACCTCTAGAGGGTGTGTGGGTGTACCGCTTCCACCAATTTGAACGCTACTCGTTGTGTAGGCAGTCGAGCCATTTGGGGTGGTAAAGATGCTGCCTTCGCCGGCTGGACCAGCTTCTCCGCCGGCAGTAAGGACCACCTTATTATTCGTGTCCAAAACCAAATAGCTGGTCGGTCCAGCTTTACTTCCTGTGGTGGGCGACAAGTTAATTGCGCCTGCGGAGATACGCCCATCAGTCTTGAAAGCAGAGCCGGTGATGCCGTTCGAAGCTGTTATAGATCCACTGAGTGTAAGAATGCCAGTGCCTGTCGCAAAGGACAATCTGGCTGAACCTGTGGCTAAGGCTCTTGGTCCACTGCTCACGCCAATGAGTTGAGATCCATCGCCGTGGAAAGAGCTGGCTGAAATAGTAGAGGAAGCTGTAATCCAGGTTGCATATACGTGAGTTCCTGAGATAGCCCCGTCAGTCTTAAAAGCAGAGCCGGTGATGCCGTTCGAAGCTGTTATAGATCCACTGAGGGTGAGGACGCCGGTTGCCAGCGAGAACGCCAGCCGGGATGAACCTGTGGCCAAAGATGCTGGTCCGCCTTGAGCAACACCGATGAGTTGGGACCCATCGCCGTGGAAAGAGCTGGCTGAAATGGTGGAGGAAGCTGTAATCCACGTTGCATATACATGACTTCCTGAGATAGCCCCGTCGGTCTTGAAAGCAGAGCCGGTGATCCCGGCGGACGCACTAAGGACACCTTCGACTGCTACAGTTCCGAGTGCCTCTGCGGCTTCTAAATAAAGTTTTTCGCCAATAGGACTAGAAATTCTTACACCACCGGATGCATCGGCCGCTCCAGAAATCTCAAATTCGCTCGCAGAAGAACGGGCAATCTTGCCCATGGTCTTTCTGCTCTGCTTAAAGAAGAGATCCATGCCGCCCACTTCAAGCGTCATATCTCCACTTGATGTAATCGCTAGTTGAGAATTAGGCCAGTTGCTTTCGATGCTACCGTTTCCTAGGCGAAGCGTGGTGCCCTGTAGTGTGGTACCGGAAACGATGCCGCTGATCTTGGCATCCGAGCCAGTAACTCCAACAGCAGTCAGGACGCCGGCGTTGATGGCACTGCCTGATGCAATACCGCTGATCTTGATGTCGGAGCCAGTAACTCCAACAGCAGTCAGGACGCCGGCGTTGATGGCA